CGATTCCGTCTCGTCGGGCTGAGCCTGATTGTCGCCGGTGTCTTCACGGTCACCGCGCTGAATAGGACTGTCGTTTGGGCCCAAGTAGACGGCCGGATCAAAGACGGCTTCGCCGAGCGGAAATGGTATTACTGGCGGAGGACATTGGAGATCTGTTAGCACAATAAGGTGGACCACGCCGGCCAGGCTTTCGTTTCGCCGCCAAGGTCGACCGCACCGATGCCTGCACGCTCACCTATATTTATCCCGTCATCACAGAAGTACTTACAAAAATATCTCACTACGAATCAATTACTTACAATCGCCGATTTTGTTTCGCAACAGATCGCCGGCTGTATGTTCGTGTGCGGATGAGCTCGGTCGCGAACGCGGAGGAACGATTTAGCGAGCCAGCTTGCGAGGAATTGTGCTGGAGTCACGATCCGCTTCCGTCACAGAGCCAATTCCAAGGGCTGCGCACTCGGCTAAAGGGCTTTTCGGGACCCGTCGGATCAGGCAAGAGTGCCGCGTTGTGCTTTGAAGCCATTCATCAAAGTTACCTGAATCGCGGACGTCAAGGTCTTCTGGCCGCGCCAACACTGGCGATGCTGCGCGACGCGACGCTGGCGGCGCTTTTGGGAATGGTGGAACAGCTTGATGTCGATTTCGAAACGAAAAAGGCGGACGGAGAAATGGGGCTGAAGGCGGCGCGCAGCATCATCCTGCTGCGCTCGCTGGACGAGCCTGAGCGGCTACGAGGCACAAATCTGTCCTGGTTCGGCATCGACGAACTTTCCTACGCGCGGGAAGAAGCGTGGCTGCGCCTTGAAGCGCGGCTGCGAGATCCGAAGGCGAGAAGCTTATGCGGCTTTGGGGTCTGGACCCCACAGGGACACGACTGGATCTACAAACGGTTTGTTCACGACCCTGTATCAGGCTATGGATGCGTCCAGGCAAAGCCATTTGAAAACTGGTTTTTGCTCGACAAAACGCCGGATTATTACGAGCGCCTTGAGAGCAGTTACGATCCGAAGTTCTATCGCCAAGAAGTGCTAGGCGAGTATTTGAACAGCCGAGCCGATCGCGTATATCACTGCTTCACGGCCGCTACTCATCTGGCGAGCCAGGCTTACGACAAAACGAAACCGCTGCTCTGGGCATTGGATTTCAACGTGGCACCCATGACGTCACTTATCGCGCAGCGGAACGGCGATCGAATCAACGTGATCGACGAAATCGTTTTGGAGCGAGCGACAACGGAGGAGGCGTGCCAGGAATTTGAAAACAGATATAGAACTCATCTCGCGGGCTTAGAGATCTTCGGGGATGCGAGCGGAAGAAACATGCACACGACTGGAACAAGCGATTACTCGATGCTACAGAACTACCTATATCGTGCGGGATTCAGGAATGTAAAGATCAGCGTTCCGCAACGAAATCCTCCTGTTTTGAATCGGGTGCAGAAGGTGAACGCTATCCTTACCAACGCCCTGGGAGAAGTCAGGTTGCAGATTGATCCCAGATGCAAGGAGTTGATCAAAGATCTGGAAGACGTAATGTTCAAGCCGGATTCGGGCGTGGTGGACAAGGTACGGGATTTACAGCGCACACACGCATCAGACGCCCTTGGCTACATGATTTGGGAGCTTTTTGGAGACAAGCCACCGGCCGGCGAGATGAATCAGCGGCTCTTTTAGCGGCATAGGAAGCAGAAACAACAGCATGATGCAAAACGGGCAGAGGTTACCCAATAATGATTGAGATCGATCGGGAGCACCGCGACTTGAAACAGCAGCGGCACACGTGGCACATGTACCGGGATCTGTATGCGGGGGGCAACCAATTCCGCCAACGTGCCGCACACTACCTGCTTCGCCGCCAGAAGGAGCCCCTAGACGTTTATGGCGAACGCCTATTTCGCGTCTTTTATGAGAATCATATTGGATCTATTATCGACTGGTACTCGTCGACTTTATTCCGGCGCGGGGCCAGCCTCCAGTTTGAAAGCGGCGATGAAAACGCACAGCAATTCCTGACGCAACTGGCGGACGATTGCGACCTGCGGGGGATGAGTCTTTCGGAGTTTTTTAGGCAGTGTCTGACAGATGCGCTCATAGCCGGCAAGAGCCACATCCTGCTGGATTTTCCACGCGCGCAAAAGCCGCCGGCGAACCGCGCCGAGGAGGACGCAGCGGGCCTTTCGCGTGCCTATCTGGTACGGTATCAGGCTGAAGATCTCATCAACTGGAGTTTTGACGAGCGCGGAGAGTACGAATGGGTAGTGCTCAGGCAATCGGTGCGACGCCAGCCTACAGTCGATTCCGCGGAACCTATTGAAGAGACATATTGGTATTACTTTGACAAATCTCGCTACCGAACTTACAAACGTGTTGAGCGCACCGATCACGCAGCTCACATTGAACTAGTCGCCGAAGGCGCACACGCGCTTGTTCTTCAACACAGAGTTCCATTGTTTACGTTAGAGGTGAGCGATGGCCTGTGGCTAATGAATAAGGCCGCACACCTTCAGCTGGAACACTTCAACAAATCCAATGCCTTGGGTTGGGCGATCACAATGGGCCTGTTCGCGATGCCTGTGATTTATTCCGAGCGCGAGTGGAATCAAATCGTTGGAGAAAGTTACTATATACAGCTCGGACCTCAGGATCGCTTCGGATGGACTGAGCCGGATGGAAAAGTCTATCAAATAGCGGCCGCTAACCTGGAGACCCTGAAGCAAGAGATTTATCGAGTTTGCTACCTTTCACAGGCATCGGGCGAGGCTCAGGGCGGCCGCGCACAATCAGCTCTTAGTAAGCAGCTCGATTTCACGATCACGCAAGAGATTCTGCATGCCTATGGCGCCGCCATCAAGCATTGCGCAAAAACGATTCTTTCGGCGATTATTGCGGCGCGCGGCGATGACGTTACGTTTTCGATCTGCGGGCTGGACGAAGTGGACATCACCGATTTTGGAACGGAACTTCAGCAGGCGACGGCTCTCCTGCAAACGGGAATCGAATCACCGACTCTGAAGCGGCTAATATTTCAGCGGCTCGCGTTTAAGTATTTGAACGATATTCCGCAGGAAACCAAAGCCAAGATCGCGCACGAAATCGAGGCGCAAATTACAAGTCAAGAGGGATAGCATGTCAGATCACGAATCCATTGAAAAGGCGGAAGCGACCAGCACAGATGTTCGCGACATCATTCGCCAAGCGCTTGAAGAATTCGTCCGGGCCGAGCATCAGCAAGCCGAACCGGTATATAAGGCGGAGCTTCAGGACGAAAGAAAGCGCCGTGAAGCGCTCGAGCATCGGCTGAACCAACTTGTGGAGGAAAATCGCAGAGCGCACGCTGCGGCGGAGGAGGCCGAACGGAATTCGCAGATCCGCAGCGAACTGCAGCGGCTGGGGGTCGCGAAAATCGACCTTGCATTCCGCGCCGTGAAAGATGAAATTGTGCGGGGCGAGGACGGCCGGTTACAGGCGAAGGGGCAAGACGGTAAGCTGCTGCAGGATTACCTCGGGCAATTCGTTCAAGAGAATCCAGAGTTGCTTCCGGCCAGAATTGCAGGCGGAAGCGGAGTAAATGCCGGGGCCCGCAAGACAGCGCCGGCTGTGGAACCGGTAATCAGCATCGATCAGATAAAACCGGGAATGAACAAAGAGGATCTGGACCGAGTGCGCCAGGAGATTTCGCGCCTCGCCAATCAGGCGTTGCGCGGCGCATAGAACATTTCCGGCATTCCTCGATGCCGAACGTATTCGCGATTTCTGGCGCAGGAGCGCTCAGAAAGTGAGAGCGACACAAGGTTAGGTTGCCTTACGGACCGGCCGTGCCGCGATTTTTAAATAGGAGAGTTCATGTCAACCATTACATCTGCCAATCTGGCAAATGCGATTGTGAAACTTGTAGCCGCAGACGCATTACCTGCGCTTGTCGGCAATCTGGTCATGGGCAACCTGGTTAACAGGGATTACGAGCCCGTGCTGGCACATGCTGGAGACACTGTCAACGTGCCGATCCCGCCAGTGCTAGTGGCCAACAATATCGCAGAGGGCGGCACAGTCACGCCACAGAATCCGAGTTTGGGGAACGCGCAGATCGTGCTGAACACGCACGCCGAGGCAACGTTCCAGCTTCCAGACGTTACGAAAGCAATTGCGTTTCCGGATCTGCTAAAGACCTATATGCAACCGGCCGTAATCGCGATTGCCGAACGAATTGAGACCGATCTACTGAACCTGTATAGCCACTTTACGGCCAACACACCAATCGGCACGGCTGGAACGCCTCCGACCGAAGCAACGATCGACGCGGCCGAGACTGCGCTGTTCAGTGCGATGGTACCCCCGAGTGCGCCGAAATACCTGGTAGTCGATTCGAACGCTTACTCAGCCATCCGGCAAATTCCACGATTCAGCGAGTACTACTCTTCTGGCGAAGCGGGCCTAAAGGCGCTCGTCGAAGGGAACGTCGGAAAAATGAAGGATTTCTTCATTTTCCGTTCACAGTTTGTTCCGGTTACCGGCACGAGCACGACCAATACGCACAATCTGGCGTTCACGCGCGATGCGATGGGCCTTGTGATTCGCCGGCTCCCACAACCGCTGCCAGGAACGGGTGCAGTGGCGGAATACGCCGAAATGGGGAATTTCGGAATTCGCGTGGTCATGAGCTATCAACCAAATCTTTTGTCGCAGCAGTTCACTGTAGATGTGCTCTACGGCTGCGGCGCGCTGCGGGGTAATTTCGCCGTTCAGGTAAACAGCTAAGCGAATACGGGAGAGAAGCGATTTAAGACAGGGCCGTGCAAACGGCCCTTTCATTTTTTGGAGCTATCTATGGACGTGAAGCAATACTATCGAAAAGTTCGCGAGCTCGAAGCGAGTCTGACCGACAAGTTTCCGCTCGTAGTGAGCCTGGAAACGGCGGATGGCGGCAAGCCGGGCGTGATCTCAGAGGTACCCCGCGCGGTGGCGGCAAAACTCCTGGTTGAGGGGCGCGCCGTGCTGGCGAGCGAAGAGGAAAAGGAGTTGTATCGCGGGCAGCAGATCGCCGAGCGCAAAGCGGCGGAGCAGGCGCAACTAACACGGACAGTACAGGTTGCGATTCTCTCCGAGCACGAATTTCGAGCTCGAACAGGGAAAAAGACCCCCGGCGAATCCGGTTCTGGAAAGTAGACCGACAATGGCTCTGTTCACCGATCCGGGTATCGTTACGCTCGACGATCTGCTCTCGTTTGAGAACTCGCTTGGCCAGGTCGCGTCCGCGCATGGAATCGATGTCGATACGAAGATCGCCCTGGCGACGAACGAAATCGCGGAACGGCTGCGATTGTGGTTGCTGGCGCAGTGCCCGTTCGAACCTATGTGGTTCAACCCGTGGCTGAATCGCAAGCTCCTGGAATTGGGAACGGTTGTGGTTACTCCCGCGCTGCGGCGGTGGCTTTGTATGGCATCTCTCGCGAAGATCTTCGCGGAGGCATATAACATGCAACTCAATACACGCTTTCAGGCCAAATGGACTGAATATAAACGGGAATCCGACAACAGCGCCGAACTGGTCCTGCGGTCCGGACTCGGCATCGTGTTCAATCCCCTGCCGAAGCCACCAATGCCTCTGTTATCGGTTCAGACCGGAAGCCTTCCGGCACAATCGATTTTCATTCAGACCACCTGGGTGGATAGCAAGGGCAATGAAGGCGCTCCGAGTCCAGAGAACGGGTTCATTTTAGGTGACGGCAGCAGCGTGACCGTTGCGATTATCGCTAATACCACCGCGCCGGCCGCAGCCGTT